CACCGTTGCCGTACATTAGTCCGTTAACTATGTTTTGCCCACACCAAGATATAACTGAATTTTCTAAATTTACATGTTCTTGAAAGTCAATTTCTTGTTGTAAGAAATTAGGATGAATAATATTGTCAGCGTCAACTGTAATAAACCGATCTGTTTCACTTAAATTAGCACATGCCTTGTGTGCGGCGTCACTACCTTCAACTCCGTGTACACGTTTTGCCCAAGGCACCTTAGTTAATAAGTCTGCATAGTTTTCTTCAGCGTTTGGTTCGTCATACGACAAATATATAATATCGTAGTCTAAAACTTTAAATTGTTTCATCAATAAATCCGTATGAGTTAAAAATCTTTGGTGTGTATATACTTACATTATCGTGTTCTTCTGGGTATTCGAATTGGACAGTATAACCATGTGTAATCTGTTGTACGGTTGCTGTAAAAGTTCTAATCAACAAATGCGGATCATTTGCCTTTGTTATACTAAATTTGCATAGTTGCCTTGGGTCTAATAACATTTGTTCGTTAACATTAACAATTAGATTCCATTCGGTAGTACGTGTTATAATACAGTCGCCTATGCTTTGTTTAGGAACATGATATATTACATCTTTAATATCATATGTAAGTTTAGGTTGTTCATATGCTAATAATACATATTCTTTTTTTGAAAGATCATATTTCACAACGAAGTTATTTTTTTTATCTGGATTAGTCATAAAGTCAACATATGCATCTTCACTAACTTCTAAATTATATTCCGATTCAGGTGTATAATTTTGTAAGCCTATTATCCTACTTGTATCTTTATCAAAAATTAACCAATACATTCTTCGTACCTTGATAAAATTTTATCACAGAAATCTTTTTCTGTGTAATGAAAAACTCCATGCTGTTTATGATTGCCTATTTTAAGACCCTCATTAAAATACCAGTCTACTTTTTCTTGCCATTTTTCACTAGTGTCTACCCAATTTTGTGCATGTAATTTCATATGAACAAAGTCTATTAGATCAATCTCTTGAAAGTTATCATATTCCATTAATTCAAGAGCAATAGCAGTACATACATCAATACTGCAATGCTTTGGTTTAAAGTCTTTGCAAAATATTTCGTAAAAATCTTCCCAGTTAGTAACTACAGTTTCTAATAATGCAAAAAATTGTGCTACTACTTTTGTTTTTTTAAAGTAGTATAATCCTGTATAGATATTAAACAATGCGTTTTGATGAAATACTTTTCTATAGTATGTGTCATTAATAGGTTCTTGTCTATACGTGATTGGATTTTGTGTAAAGTATAACGTCTGATCTTTAAATTGTGCCCAGTCTATTTTATTTAAAAATAATACATCACTATCTACAACAATAGTTTCATTGTAAGGACTAAGATCAAATGCTTTCCATCTGTTTTCAATCTTCCATTCACTATCAACTGCTTGATCGTTTTCTAATACAATTACTTTGTCAAATATTAATTGTGTTTTTGCATCAACTTCATGATCTGTAACTAATGTAAAATGTTTGTTACCACTATGTATGCCACTCATTGCACACAAGTAGGCTTGCTTTACATAATTGTCGGTTGTATTATTTTGTGCAAAAATTAAAATGCCTTGCTTCATAATAGTTCTTCCAAACAGTATTTGTTCATAGCATGTACTGTTAGGCCTTTCGTTTTAATTGGATTATTGTCTATAATAAATGTAAGTGTTTCATTGTTAATGTCATACAGCATATCTTTATCAATAGTATAATAAAGTTTACCGGGCATGTTTCCAACAAACGTACCTTTGGAATGTCCATTCATTATGTGTGCGGCAATACTAAATGCAAAATCATTACGATATGTTTGTTGTGTAATCTGATATAACATTCTGTAGTGCGGCCATTGTTCTTCAATATGCTGTAATAGATCAAAGAATATTTTATTTTGTTTACACTTTGTAAAATACACACAAGTTGCCCAATAAAAGTCTACACTTGCATCGCTTATTTTATCAAATTCTCGATAATCAATATGTTGTGACTCTTCTGCCAAGTGATATGCATGTCTATACATTAACAACGGATTATCTTGTAAAAAACAATGTTTGTAAGTATCATCACAAATAATAATATCGCTATCAATCATTAAAGTTTGATCATACGGAGTTAGGTCATAACTTAATACTCTTGCATTGTTTTTAAATGTTAAGTGTGTTCCAATGTTTCCATTGTTATACATTTTTTTAGTATATTTTTGTGGAGTATCTAAATGCATGATATGATCAAATGTACCGTCGTCTACTACATCACAATCAGTAATAATACTTGTAGGAAGATCAAGGTATTTTTTAGCACGATCAGCAACCATACGGGCTTGCTTTATATAATCAATTTCTTCGTTATTAAATGCATGTACAAGTATGCCTTTAGACATTAAGAATTCCCTGCACTGTACGTTCGCTTTGTATTAACTTTTGATACGAATCGTAATAGGATTGAGTAGCGTGTGAAAATGCGTCAACTAAAGCGTCATAAAATTCACCTCTAGTTTTTATTTCAATAGGAGTATTGTTATTATCAACAAAAATAGAACTGTCAATACTCTTTAGAGTTGCAATAATTTCTCTCGAAGCAGTAAATTGGCCTCCAGAATAATATATTGTGCAGTCTTTTAGGTATTTTTCTCGTAGTACACGCTTTTGATTTTTAAATGACGTAACATAATCTGCGTGTTCTAGGGCTTTTTGTAGTCGTTGATCCATATGCTCTCCTATATAACACTTATTATACAGTAAAACTAGTAGGTTGTCAAGTATTAACTTCCAGTGAAATTGGCTTGTCTATTAAGTGCTGGGATTGGAGTATCTACATATGAGCCGCTTGCTCGAACACTTCCGATAGTAGTTGTAAGAGTACCTACAACAAATTCGTCAATAGGTGCAACACCTTTCGCACTGCTGGTGTTACCTGTGTCTGCCTCGTCCATCCATATACGAAATTCGATTGTGGTTGTATTAACTTCTTTTGCTCTAATGTAATAGTTATTATCAGCATATACACCACTTCCAGTTTTTCTAAAAACTTGTTGTTCGCTGGCAGTTAATTGAAAATTACCAATTGCTGTGCCTGTACCACTATTACTTGTTGAAGTATAATTGTATCCAAAACTAACTGTACCTGCATTAGACAACATTGTTGACCAATCGTTTGTTTTTGCAACATTACCGCCTGTTGCAGAACTTGTTAAACCAGTTACAAATGTAATTGTTCCGCCTGCGTTAAAAAAATGTCTACGAGCATCGGCACTTGTAAACACAACCCTAAAATAACCATTTAGAACTTGGTTCCACTGTGTTGTACGTGTTAATGTATCTGGATCACTAGTTGATGTAGATTGTAAGGGTGACAATCTATATCTATTAGGTGATGTTTCTAATGTATTCATTGACTGTTCATAGTCAACAAATCCTTTTAGGGTGGCGTCTGGATTATCACTTGTTTCGTCAGCAATCATATCACCAATAGTAATACTAGCAATAGTGCCTGCGGCTTGATTAGTCTGATGTCGATTTATTCTGTCAACGTCTGTTTTTAATTGATTAACATGAGATGCGGTGACAGTGTTGGTTACTACAACTTGATTACTAGCCGTAGTTTGGCCGTAACCTTCCGTACCGGATCCATTACCAAGAATACTTTCGACTCTTGTTTGTAATGCATTGTATCGTGTTGCGGTAATTAAATCACCAACAGCCATATATTACTCTCCTAAACATACAGTATTAGTATACTATACTTTCTTAATTATGTCAAAGGTTATTTATAGCCGCAAATGCCGGAGCAGGGGTATCAACATATGATCCGCTTGCTCTAACAAACCCTATTTTGGCTTCTAATAATCCTTGTACTGGCTCATCAATTTTGTATCCTGATACTGCGGCATCAAAGAATTCATATTTTACTTGTATTGTAGAACTGTTAGGTGCTTTGGCATAAAGAATATAATTGTTATTGCCATATACTCCAGTTGCCGCTTTTCGATAAATTTCTTGGTAAGCCGTAGTTAAATCATAGTTGCCTATAGACTGTACAACACCTGTACCAGTTGTTGTCGTTGTATCATAATTTAAATTAATAGTACCTGCATTACTAAGTATTGCCGCCCAATCTTGACTTTTAGCAACGCTATCACCTGATACTGGAGTTCCGCTCAACGAACTTATAAATGTAAGACTTCCTCCAGCATTAAAATAATGCCTACGTGCATCTGCACTTGTAAAAGATACAAGGAATTCACAATCGATTGGAGCCGTCCATTGATTTCGTCTTTGGTTAACTGCAACATTATTAGTTGTACTACTTTGTGCGGCAGTTAATCTAAATCTATTACCTATTGTTTCAATAATACTAATAAAGTCTTCATAATCTTTGAAGCCTTCTTTTATGTCTGCGCCACTAGTATCTTCAGCAACAGTGTCGCCTACTTCTACTTCTGCAATAGAATTTGGTAATGCACCTGTTTGATGAATGTAAATCTTATTTAAGTCAGTAAACAATGCATTAACATGTGTAGAGTTAATTACAACATTACTTGAAACTTGCGAACTAGTAACAGTTTGGCCGTAGCCTTCATTTGATGATCCATTACCTAAGATGGCACTCACTCGGCCCTGTGCATTATTATATCTTGCGGCTGTAATTAAATCGCCAACTGCCATGCCTTACTTCCTCTTTATATACGTGCTTTAATATTTATACTTTTAAAACACACTCTATTAATTTTTCTTCTTCGGAAGTGCTTGTTTCAAGAGCAACTCCAACTAATCCATTACTTGCTATAGTTGATGCAACTCCGTTATCCCATGCGTAAACTGCTTGACCTTTTGATACTGGACCGCTTACTCTTACAGGAACACGCCCTTTAAGACCAACTGCTTGACCTTCTGCTGTACTGTTCATTAAGTATGCTGGTTCTGCTGATATCACACCAATTGCTAAGTCACTTACTTTTGCTGGACGTACTTCTGCTGTTCCGCCTACCGCTACTACTGTTCCTGTAGGAAGTTCTTCAGCAGTTGCATAAACTTCTGCTAAGTCAGCATACTGTGCTTGTGTTGCTGTTCCTCTAAAGAAGTTAGCATGTAAGTCTCCTGCACTATCACGCAACGCTGTTGTACTTGCAATAGCACTTGTATCACCTGCATAGTCTGCACTATTAAATTTAATTGCACTTGTACTTGATGAATTACCTTGGAAATTGTCTGCCCAAACATTTGACCATTTAGCAATACTTGAACCTAATGTATATGTACTTGTTGATCCTGGATTAATACCAGTTGCTTGAATAGTAACACTGTTAGTTTGTACACTATTTGCATTGCTTGTTTTAAATCTAATAATGTTATTTGTACCAACTTCGTTAGCAATAACACCCTGGTTACCATTTTCAACATAAACATGTAAATCGTTTTGGTCGCCAATCGTAATTCCTGCATCAGGAAATCTTACAATCTCAGAAAATGTAGTTGGTGTGCCCGGTGTTGATTGAACAAAACTACCTGGTAATAATCCGCCTAATCTTAGTGCGTTACTTGATGTTCCCCAATAAACATGCTTAGGGTCCGCTCCAGATGTAACACCATTTGTTGCATCTTTGGTGTTTACCATTGTAGTACCTTTTCTGATAACATCAAACCCTGTAATAACGTTTGCTGGATCAGTTGCATCAATAGTAAATTCTTGTCCGCTAACAGTAAAGATAACCTCATCATCAATTGTTGCAACAATTAGACTATGATTTACGTTTGCATTATCACGCACTGTTTGACTTTTCATTTGCGTAAGTCCACTACCTGCGCCTTGCGGCCCAACTAATACAAATGATGATCCATTGTATGTGTATAACTGACTGTTACCTGAATCCCACCAAAAGTCACCCGATGTTAATCCTACTGGCTGTGTGGTTGAAACTTCTGCACCGCCTGTAGTTTTAAATTTTGTACCATCGTAAAACTTAATTTTTCCATTTGTTGAATCATGCCATATTTGTCCGCTAGTCGGCTTTGGCGGTTGTGATGTTCCGCTAAAGTTTTCTAACAAAAACAAAAAGTTTTCATTTTGTATTTCGCCGTATCCAGCGTAGTTTTTACCAACAAACGTTAAGTCTGTTGTTGTGTCAACGGTGCCATCTTGTACTACTACAAGTGTTGCTCCGCTGTATTTGTTAATCGTATAAGCCATGTTTCAACCCTTTAATTATAACTATATTTATCTTACACACTAGATACTAAGTTTTGGCTAAATGCCCAACTTCCACCTGATGTGACATATTCTTTTAATGATCTTGTTACACTAACTGTAACACTACCCGTTGCCGCTGTAAAGCCAATATCTTGTAATACTGATTCGTTTTGTACACCTGCGGCGTCTACTGCTATGAATGATTTTGTAGCAATTGCCGCAACATCAATACCTGTAACACTTGCACCACCTAATGTAGTACAGTGAATACGTGCTAGTGTTCCGTTAGCAACACTCGCGCCTGGAACTAGGTCATTCAATACTAGTCCAATTTGTGTATCATTTAAACCAGTAGAGTCCATACTAAATGAAATTGCCGAACCTGATATTGATTCATCAACATAAACTTTTGATGCCGCATCTGTATCTTGTGTTGGTTGTGCTATTCCTGCAATTTTACTGTTACTAAAGTTAACATCGCCACCCGCCGCTATTGTTAAGCCGCTTGCTCCGGTAATAGTGCTACCATTTAAATTAATGTTATCAACATCTAATGCTGTTAATGTACCTACATTTGTAAGACTTGAATTAACAATACCACTTCCAAGTGTATTAGAAGTAAGTACTGATGTTCCTGCAACTTTATATTCATTGCCTGTTGTTACATTAATATTCTCAGTAGTTGTCCAACTGTTTGTTGCTTGTATCCAAGTCCATTTTTTATCCGCGCCTGTTACCCTAACTACAATACCTGCATCGTCGACACCTGAGTCAGTTAATAGTGTACTATCACTTGTAATAGCAAGTTCAATTTGTTTATCTTCAACTCTTAATGTGCTAACATCAATACTTGCTGTTGCGCCTTCAACTAATAAGTTGCCCGTAACACGAATATCGCCTGCGACATCTAGTGTGTATTCCGGGGTGCTATCAAATATACCAACTCGTTTGTTCGCCGCATCAATGAATACTGCATCAACTTGCTGTGAACCAGCCGCTGTACTTGTAACTTTAATTGTATAATTTTCATCTAACTGTTGATTAGCAGTTACAAAAGAGTTTCCTAAAATACTTAACACTTGGTTAGCATTTGGTCCAATAGTAATACCAGCACTGTTACTTACTGTAAGTGATCCTGTAACAACGTTATCAGTAGTTGTACTTACAAAGTTATCTGCACCAACTTTTGTTCCGTCTGCTTTAATTAATGCTTTTGCCGCATCTACAGTACCTTCATAAATGAAGTTTGTTTTATCAATAATGTTAATACCTTTTTTGATATTACCTGTAATGCCTGTAATTGTATAACCAACTGCTGGAGTAAATTCTACATTACTAATTACTGCGACTCTTGCTGTAGTTCCGTCTGTACCGTTTCCTAAGTATAAACTTGCAAGTGTTCTACTTCTGTCTTGAGTATCTAAAACTGATTCAATTCTAAATCCTGTTTCACCTTGCCCTGCTTTATAAATTGGTCCTGCTAAACTTAAATCTGTTCCATCATAAAAGTAAAGTTGATTGTTAACATTGTCCATCCACAGATCACCAGCAACCATTGTAGGTTGTGTTTTTTGTACAAATGGTCCACCAACTGCTTTAAATTGTGTGCCTGTATAAACCTTTAAACGTGCTTCACTAGTGTCCCACCAAGTTTGCCCTGCTATCGGGTTTAATGGAGAATTACTATTACTAAAATTTTCTAATATCTTAATAAAATTTTCATTAAACGCTTCGCCATATCCAGTATAGTTTCTTCCTACTAATGTAAGCGAAGTACTGTTAATGTCAATTGTGCCGTCAATTAAATCTACTAGCAATGTGCCATCTGTTTTGTTTAGTTTATATGCCATTAAACTTTCCCTGTGTAAATTATATAGTTTAAGGACATAAACGGATTTAGTGTATCCATTGCTTGTCCAGTTGTTCCTGCAACTCCGCCACTTGTTGTTACAGCCTGGCCTGCATTTTGTCCTGTAGGTGCATCAAATGTAATTGATGATGCAGGACTGCTTGGTCCTTTTGCCGCATCCAAAATTGCATAAAACTGTGTACCTTCAACAACCATATCGTGTTCGTGATTTGGTAAGTTAGTACCTTGAATTGTAACGTTTTCTGCACCACCGCTATTACCAAGTTCACTACCTTGTAAGCCCGAGACTCTACTTGCGGCTGTGCCACCCATGTCGTCTAGACCCATTACAGTTCTACCGCGCATGTCTGGTAGTGCAAATCTTGCTACACCGTTATCACTTAATAGTCCTGACTGCTTGTATGTAAATCCAATTACTGCATACAGTTCCGGATAGTCTGCTTGTAATACTTCTTGACCGTAACATAGCAACCAAAAACTTGGTGCCGCAATACCTGCATAAGGCATCATTACACCTGGAGGATTAACTGGAACTGTTGACAGTAAATCTCGTCTACTAATTCTATATAATCCAACTTGTCCTTGTACCCTGTTAAGTAGGAATTCATCACTTGCATCTGCATTATTAGTATATGTCTTGTTACTAATAAAACTGTTTGCAATTGTTGTTTGGAATGTTTTAGTTGTTCCGCCTGTTTGTCCATCAAATACTAATGTAGGCGCACTAACTTCTCCTGCTAATGTAAAGTTTGTCGAACTTGAAAGTTTATCTGAACTGCCTGCTCTACCACTAACTTGCCCTGTAACATTACCTGTTAAGTTACCTACAAATGTTGTTGCATATATACCTGTGTATTTGTTTGCTTGTGAACCAATATTTCTAGTATTAGTTACGTCAGGAATAATATTTCTAGTTTCAGTATCGCCTATAATATTAATAGTGCCGCCGATATTTAAATCGCCTGCAACGCCTGCACCACCTTTTACAATTAAACTACCTGAACCAAAGTTTGTACTTGCTGTAACTCCATCAATTGTAATGTTACTGCTTACTTTAATATTACCTGTAACATCCAATGCTTCGCTTGGTGCTGTATTGTTAATACCAATATTTGTTGTTGAATCGACACGCATTACTGTTTTTGTAGTGCCTTGGTCGTTTACACGAATATCTAAACTAGAACCGCTTGCATTATGACTAATAATACCAATCTGTCCTTCAACACCTAATGTAACTTGGTTACCACTACCTACTATAATACCATCGTCTGTGTTTACTTTTAATTGGCTTGTTGTTGTGCTTACAACATCTCCTCTTAAGAAATTTGCAGCCGCAACTTTTGCGCCGCCTACAACTAAGTTTTCTGCTTGCTCTGCTGGTCCGTAGAATCTTGCGGATCCGCCGCCTGTAATATCTGCTGTACTTAAATTAATACCTGGATTAATTTGTCCAAAGCCATTAATTTGTGCCCTCGGTGTAAATGCATCTGCACTAATAATTGCAACTGGTTTAGCATTAATATCAACTTGAATTGCAGTATAGTCAATATTATCTTGTCCTAGTATCGATACAGGACTTGCTCCAGTGTTTAGTCCACCTGCATAGTTAGGACCAATAAGTGTCCACCCTGATCCTGTATACAAGTATAACTGTTGGTTATCTGTATCAACCCAAAGGTCGCCTGTTAAACTACTTGACGCTCCTGGCTGTGTTGTTGCTTTTTTAAGGCCGCCACTTGCTACCCAAGTTGTTCCGTCATACACTTTAAGTTGTTCATTACCTGAGGTGCTATCATACCAAAGTTGTCCTTCAACTGGACTTGACGGTGATGTTGTGTTAGCAAAGTTTTCTAATATCTTTAAGAAGTTTTGATTAAATTCAACGCCATAACTTGTAGTATTACGTCCAACTAAACTTAAACTAGTTTGTGTATTAATATCGTTATCTTCAACTGTAACGCTACCTTTGTTTGTTACGTCAGTGAAATTAATTGTATATGGCATCTATTATACTCCTGACAAACTTTGTACACGCACTGTATAATCAATTTGAACTAATCTGTTTAAACTTTTTTGTACAGGGTGGAAAATAACATGTGTGATCAATCTACCTTCGCCATTTGGACTATAACTTTTAAGACCTAATTCATCAAAAACATAAAGGTTAGTAGTATCTGTAGCAGTATCAAATGCATCTTGACCTTCTGGTTCTCCATAATCTAATAAGCAAGTTACAACAATGTCTGTGTAGTTTGTTCCACTAACATGACGTGTTTCAATTTTATTTCTTACAGGATCTGTATTACTTGTACTCCTGTCATCTACTACTTTAGTAAATGTTTGGTTGTACAAACTAGCATTTGTTCCTGTGCTGTTTGGCGTTAAGTATGTAATAATACCTGTTGGGTCAACACTTGTGCCACCATTACCAAAACTCATTTCGTATATCATGCCTTGTCCTTGATTAGCAAGGCTTTCAGCAAGTGCAATACTCATATTCTCATAATGGATAGCATTACGTTTATCAACATACACTTCGCCAGATCTAGGATCGTGTATTTTGATGTGACCGTTAACTACTACGCCGCTTTTATCATTTAATTTATCTGTCATGTTTTTCTCTCACTGCTACTTGTATTTATTTAGGTAATTCCGATGTTCTTGCTTTAAGAAACTTCGCAACGTCATTTTCTGCATCTGCAAGGCTTTCTCCTGCTTTAGTCCACGTTTGTCCTACACGTCTTATCACTGTTACTTTTTGATCCTGTTCTGGCGTTACTGCTAATTCCAGTGTACTGCCACTTAGAGTAAACTCTACTGGTAATGTAACATCACCTTCGGCACTATCTTGGGCAATAAACCTAGTTACAAAGTTTCCACTAGTATTTTTAGTGTCTACTTGATAACTACTTATCGTATTTTTACGAAGTCTTCGACCAGCAACAAACACTTCAAATTCATTTACACCTTGTGTAGGAGTAAAGTCTAATTCATATGACGCTGTTGTACCATCTGCTGTAAACACCTGTGTAAGTGTTTGATCAGTATATGGAACGTTTTCGCCCGGACTTTGATCTCTTACTTCAGTTCCACTAGCAATTAATGCATTTACGCCAGTACCTAAAGTACCTCTACGTATTTGACGTAAACTATTTCCTTGCTTCACGTAGTACTCAATTCTTTCACCGTTAATAAACACAACACCTGGTATTTGTTTCTTTTTACCTGGTTCTGGTAAGTTAGATGCATCAACTAGTTCAATTCTAGTATCCCACCAATTAAGTACCTGTGCTAATTTATACTTATTCGCATTGTCCAATCGCTTGTAGTGAACACGGTTCAGTATATCTTTAAACTGTCTAAATCCAAATCTGTGTGTTAATTGTTCTTCACCAAATTGTATAAATTCAACCTTATCATTTGCACTTAGTTGCTGTATAATTTTTACGTGCATTTGATCTTCAGTTACATAGTAATCAACATTTGGTGCTAATTTTGTACCGTTTAGTATTACCCAAACATATTCTGAATCTTGTGCTTTGTGTCTTAGTTGCACCTTTCCGTTACTAAAGTTAATATACTCTTTGTAATTTGCTGTTCCTGGTACTAATACTGTACGATTTACTAAGTTGTACTTGATACGTTCAATGCCTTGTACATCATGATTACTAAACGAAGTAATCTTAATTGTTTCACCTAATGCTGGTGCTGTATCAAAGTAAATTTTGCTTCTGTCTTGTAAGAATTTTTTAGTACTATCTGCACCAACTCCTATATATCCAAATGCATACTCCCCGTCTGAACTAAAGAACACATCTAGTTTATCATTAACTGAAGCAATACCTGCAGATAACTTAACACTGTTGTTTGAACTATCCCACCTGTATTGAATATTCTTTACAAGCAATTCGCTGTTTAGATAAACTTCAACATCTTCGCCCCTAACGCTGTTAGCAAAGAACTGCCATTCTTGGATTTGATACTCTCTAGTTGCCGCATTTGTAATTACAAAGTCAACATTATATCCTGCATCTAAAATATTGTTGTTTACTTCAACTATAGCATTTTGTGCAGTCGGTAATCCACCAACTAGTGCAGGAGCAACATCAAATATTGTTGTTGAACCGTCACCTACTAAAGTCTGTACATTAGTTGCACTAAAGTTAGTTGCTGTTGTATAAAACAATCCATAGTCTACAACTTGTCCTGTTTGCGGAGCAGTATCAAACGTAATAACAAACCAATTGTCTGTTCCTTTAGACAATGTTGAAATAATTGGTTGTCCATCAATAGTAACATAATGGCTTACACCTGTTTGATATTTTAAATTAGTTACATATGTATTTGTACTTCCGTCTGCAACAAATTTATTAATATCTAAAATCTTTTGTCCGCTAACTCCTACACCAACTATACTTAATACTTTACCTGCTGTTGGGGATGTAGTAAAAGTAATTGTATCATTAACATAATTTATTGTATAACTTGTATTAGCAACTGGTACATTATTAAGTGTTACAAATACTGCTTCACTATTATGTGGATGAATACCAATATTATATGTTTGAGTTGCTCCGTCTGTTGCAAAGAACTGTGTTTGTACATTACTTGTGCCGTCATCTGGTCTGTGGAATACTTTAATGTCTACAGTGTCAGCAATTTTACCTGGAACTAATTCTTCCGGGCCTGTTGTTGTCATCGGAGTAATAAATCCATCACCGTCTACAATAATTTCACTTGCATCAATACCTTTAGCATTACTATATGATAATGCACCACCAGTTAATTCAGTATCATAACTAAATGGGTCTGGTCGGAAACTACCGTCACTAGTTGTTTTTCTAATAATAAAGATATCGTCGTCTTTACTAGTTATTCCAAGATTTTGAATGTTAAATTCAGTTAACGCACCGTCGCCTGTAATACTAGCCATAACTGCATTAGGGTTAGTAGGACTACTAGGATAGTTAGCATCATCAAGTCTTACATTATTCTTGTATACGTTATACACAACATTATTTTCTAATGGTGTAGTCCAAGTAAGTATCGCTGTTGATCCATCTAAGTAGAATATTAAATCTTCATATGTTGAATCGTAAAGATCATATGCATCAGTGCCAAAGCCTTTGGTTTCAAACCCGCCAATACCTGCAAAATCAAAACTCTTAACTTCAACTCCGCCAAAATCTACACCTTGCATTAGTTGCGAAATGTCTTTACCAATCATTCCGTCAATTGGTTTATAGTACGATTGCACTCTATCTTGTGCTGTTAGTAGATCAGGTGCTAACTCATAATCAATTTTAACTGTTTTAGTTAGTAATGGAGGTGTAGTAAATGTAACTTTACCAATTTTTCTAGTATATCCTTTAGTAACATCAGTATAATTATTAAACATATATTGGCTTTTTAATAATTCTACATTATCAATATAAATTTTTATTTTTGCACCATTTAAATTCATTGGCCAATTTAAATCATAAATTGTAGTTACAGTATCACCTGTAAATGTTTCTGTTCTTGCAACTTCTAGGTAATAAGGAATACCACTTACTCTATCAAATCGTGATATAATATGTGTTCCTCTAACTTTACCATTGCCAAGCACTGCTCTAGCAATTGCTGTTGTTCCGCCATCCGCAACACTACCGTTTAATATAACTTCAGGTGCTTTCAAATATCCAGTACCTGGATTAGTTACTTCAATCTTTGAAACTTTTCCTGAATTTAAAAATGCTTTTGCTGTTGCACCAGTGCCGCCACCGCCTTCGATACTAACTACTGGCGGTAATGTATAAAGTGTTCCTGCTTTACCAATTGAAATTTCTTTTATTTCATATCCGCTATTCTGTAACCAATGTTTATCTGGATAAGAACTTGTACCATTTGGAATATTTGTAAGCAGATTGTTTTTAACTTTAGCAGATGAACTAGTAATTTTCTTCATACCAAAGTTATATTTTGGTGGTAAATCAAAATCTGTTACTACACTATTAGTTGGATCTATTTTTTCATAACTAGATACATATTCTCTAATTTTTGTTTTGAATGGCTTAACTTCGTTAATGTAATCTTGGAAGTTTTCAATGTTATCATTTTTAAATGTAACTTTTTGCGCCAGTTCACCAACATTGTGCTGTGCTTTAATAAACGAAGTTTTAAATGCCCAATCAATATTAGGTTGCTCACTAAACGCATAACGTAAACTAGCAATAAACAATTCGTTATAATGTACTTCTAAGTTATCTATTAGAATGTGGTCTCTAAGAGTTTCTAGAACTACTCGTGATTCTGTTACAGGTTGATTATCATAAAACGCTGTATCAAATGTATCAGTGTCAAACCCTGTTTTATTAACAGTTGTATTATATAAGTTTTCACTAAATTGGATTGTTGCATTTTGTTTACCAACAACTTTATAATTTTGTGTATAATCTTCAGTTTGCAGATCTGCAAATTTTTCTAATAGTAACCAACCGCCTGATCCTACATTGGAAATTTTAACAGTATCACCTATATCATTCTCAATTGCAGTTAATTGATAACTAAAATCAATTAACGAATTAATTTCAGTAAATTCGCTATATCCTGTTTCATACCAGTTTGCATAATTCCAATATAAATTTGTATCAAATCGTTGACTTACTGTTCTATTCCATTTTGTACCATTGTAATTATACATTGACCATTTATTTGCAACATTTATATCACTTGATACTAGTACACTAAAGTTTCTTATTACAAGTACTGTAGTGTCGTCATATCCAGTACCAGGATCAATAATATTAACTGTTATAATCTGTCCTAATTCATTAATAACTGTTTCAATAACAGCATCTTTACCAATGCCTGTTACAGTTACTTGTGGTCCTAAACGCAAACCGCCCACTGTTGAAACATATGTTGGATCAACATATCCTCTGCCTGGATTTGTAATAGCAACACTTGTAATTTTACCATCAATTACTGTTGGAGTTAATATCGCAGTAATTCTTTTAGCAATACCAACGAAACTAAGATCTTCATATGTATCAATTTTTACATCATATGTACGTGAACTTGCAAGCGGTGCTGGATCGCTCTTGGTTAAATCACTAATATTAAACTCGTCTACAATAATATAGTCTATTAAAACGTCATTTACTCGTTCAATTACTTCTTTATATGCTTCGGACTTATTAATAAACATAGATTGTCGTGGATTGTTATTAATTCCATACTTGGCTTTAGCACTAAGTTTTGGATCTGGTACTATTCTAAATTGTGAGTCATAGCCAATTAAACTATCAAACCATTTACGTTCAATATCTCTGTTAGGTTTACTAGAACCAATGCCTTGTGTTAGCATTTGGTATTCGTTATGAATATTTTGATCTACGTTATCAAGTGTAAAGTAACGTAAATTAAATGCAACATTATTACTACTTAATAAAGCCTCGCAGTTAAACAACACAAATCTATCTTTAGCCATTAAGCCTACAAATTTATGCCCTTGTCCAACTGGATCTTCGATTAAACGCTTTACATCATATGCTGTAATACGTCTACCTTCTACATTAGGCACAACTCGCTTGTTTGCTACCCAATAAAAATACTTTGGCTTGTTAGTTTTTGCAATGCTATCCCACACTAATCTTTGTGAATATATACTATCGCCATATCTACTTGTTCCACTAACGCCTGATGCAATACCTGCTTCACTGTCTGCTAAAATATCCCATTCGCTTGGTAGTATATCACTTTCAACCCATTCGTAAACTTCTACACTTGTACCAGGAAATACTTCGCCCCAATAATTTGTTTGATATGTAATATTATTTTGCTGATAGTTATAAAACTTAACTGCACTTAAATCCCACCATAACTTTCCAACATATTCTCTTCCCCATGCATTATTTTCATCAATAACTACAGTATCATTGCCTATACTAAATGCCGCTGGGTCGTAATGTGTTTTATAAGAAATTTCTTGTTCTGCAGGTCCTGCAATTTTTCCTTGCACAGGATCAATATAATCTAAATCTTCAATAAGTGTATTTGTTTGTATATTATATAAAAATGCACTTTTAATTTTATTGATATCTACTTGATCAACTGGACTTCTATGTGTTTTCCATGATTTTGCACCTAGTGTTTTTCTAAAGTCTACAATCATACCTTGGAATGTATTAAGATCAGTAACTTCAGGCATAGCAGTATAAACATGATTATTATTCATTAACAAGTTTTTACCAAAGTTAACGGCTAATGGTTCATCAATAATAAACTCTTGCGAGAATAGTAATGATTGATTAATTCTTTCGTACATAAAGATAACACCACTATCCATATCTGTTGATTTAAAGTTAGTAAACTCGTCATCAAATACAGTTGTGTTAAGATCAAAAGTTGTTGGTATTTCAATATTACCGTTTAGCGAAGTTACTGCTAACTGATTACCGTCAAAGTTTAAATATGCACCAAAGTGTTCTGCTTGTTCGCCGTTTGGACTAAACACTTCTTGAGTTAATGCAAACTTTCCGTTTACAAGTGTGTATACATATACCTTGCCTTGGTCTTTTTTCCTATCGTCATTGTAAGGTTCACCAATAGCAATCATTTCACCATCGCTACTAACACTTACACTATCACCAAATCCTGTGTATGAACTTGTTGAGTTCCAATCAAAATCAACACCTGTTGGTAACATTGATGAATTATCTTCATACGGAGGACTAATAACTTGTGATACTGTCATTTGGCCTCCTGGTAATCTTCTGTAGACAACTATAACACGCTCGCCTGTACTATCATTACCTTCTATTTTAGAACTTACTAGTAATACTTCACCGTCTTTTGATTGATCAATTTGCCTTGCAAAATCTCTAATTCCAAATTCAGGATCAAATACTTCTTCACCAATAATTCTATTTGTGCCTGCTGTTGGAATATAACCAACGTGTGCTGAGCCAGTTGTTACAAGTTCCCAATCTACTGCAATAAATGCAGAACCACTAGCAATATTTCGTGTTGCTTTATAAAGACTACCGTTATATTCTATAATTTCATTCTGTTTATAAAATACTCCTGAATCAAATACTCCTCTAAAGTTTGGATCAATATCTAATTGCCATTCATATGAACTAGTAACAGTATCTACAACTACACTACCGTGTTTAACAAAATGTATACTGCCTGAATTTGATTGTGTGCCTGCACCTTTAGATGCAACAAGCAATCTATATAAATTATCTACTTTAGTAAATTGTATAGTGTCACCAAGATTAGCATATGCCTTTCTTTCAGGAACTGTAAAATGAGATTTAACTTCAAACTGTATTTTATCATTTAGATCATAGATACTAAACATACCTTCTTGTTCTAATCCACTTGCTAATGTACCAGGTCCTGATGCAATAGGAAGATTAGTAACTAATTGCCAGTCGTTATTATTTGATGCTGGAATATTTGCTTCACGAGATATACCCTGTAATGTTGTTTCATTATAGAACCAATATTCAAAATCTGATAGTTCACTTATGCTTGCATCTGCAAAATTACTAGATTCTTGTAAGACAATAATTTTACCTAAGCGTGTTCCTGAAAGTGAAACTCCACTTATTCTACCCATATTACGCTTAATAGAACCGCGTACACGTAAAATATCTGCTGATTCATTATAGTCGTTGCCTTTACTCCAAGTACCTGTTATAGTTTTTACATAAATCCTAACTGTATTAAACTGTCTTTTGTAGAAAGTAATTATTGCAGTCGCGCCGCCAACACTATCTTCAACCTGGTCGCCTATAATTGGTTCAAATGGTAATTGCTGTGCTTGATCAAATTGATCAAACGTAAAATCAATGTAACCGTCCCATAGATCATAAACTGTATGTTGTTTATTAAACAACTCTTTGTTCATTACTGTATCAGTAAAATTAGTATTTCCGCTAATTGTATCAACTATCATATTAAACGTATCACCGTTTGATAGTGTATCAGTAAATGACTTATTACCTCTCACTGTCCATAGTTGGCTTGCTTGAAGTGCAAACACTTCTAATGGGTCGCCTTCATATGTTAATGTTTGTGCAAATGCCGCTTGATCTAGCAAAGATAATGTAGCACCAGAACTAGTAGCATCGTCTAATGCTAATTGTCTAGTGGCTGTAATATTATGATAAATGTTTGCTTGGCTTCTGCCGCTAATAGTTGTAAGTAAATCTTGATATACTAACCCGTGACCAGGATCAACAAAAATATTTGTACTTTCATCACTAGTTTGATATTGCGGTGTAGTAATAAACCAATAGCCGCCTAAGTTACTTGTTAAACTTACATAATCTTCAATGTAATCACCAATACGTATTGTACCAACAAATACTGATCCTGCTTGCTCAAAAGTTCCATTTACGTCGGATAGATAAACTGTACATGTTGTTAAATTGTTTGCTACATAAACTATTTGGCCACTAGCAACACTACTTGAAAGAGTATCGCCAACTTGTGGTAAGTTAACAAAATTTTCAAGTACTAATACATTGTCAACCTTATATTCAACGTTGTGTGTACCTGTAATAAATGCATTGTCAATGACTGGGTACTGTCCGTCAAATGGTTGTACATCAGTTGTACTTCCTTGTATACTGAGTTTACTATGGTTGTTCCATGCTAATACAATATCATCACCAACTGCACTTCCTTCGTATGCATTAATTGGTGCTCTTATTAACATGTGACTAACTAACCTATCGTTAATTTTATAATCACCTGTTTGTAATAAGTTTACTAATGTACTATCGCTGTCTGGTACAAGTTCTAAATATGAATCAAAACTTCCAAATTGTATTGAGCCGGTTGCAGGATCAATATTTTGAATTGCTTTATATAAGTTTGGACCGTACTTTATAATTTGACTTTTTGTATATGCAACACCTTGTTGGAATTCACCTTTGTAAAAACTATAAGTGTTTGATGCTGTCGGAGATCCGACTGCTAAGTATTTTCCGTCTGGACTAAGTGCAACACTCTCACCAAAATTCATTGACGTTGCTGGCGTACTACCATCATATGCATCTGCAACGTTTGTTGGGGCTTGGATAATTTGATCTAATACAAAGTTTGTACTATCATTTGGGCGAGCATAAATGTGTACTTCGCCATTGCCTTTAAACGGTATACCAATTGCCATTTTGCTGTTAGCATCATTAACGCTTAATGAATGTCCAAAGCCATGCTGAGTACTATCAAGTTGTAATGAACTTAGAATTTGTTGATGCTCTGCATACACTGGCGTGTTTTTAAGTACTGTCCACTTTTTGTTATCATCATCATCAATCCATAACAATTCGTCTGTACTTAAATTAGCAGTAATATTTGCATTTGCATCATTTATTGTTGCTGTACGCTGAGTTGTAAATATAGTAATGGTTCCGCTGACTACTACAGTTTCGTCAATTTCCATCCAATCACTATTAGTAGTTGTAAATGATACTTTATTACCTTCTACTTTAGTTGCTTTATAAAATCCATCTAGTGTAGTAAGAGCAGATGTGTTTGCATTGGTTATACCAAACACGTCACCTACTGTAATTTGTCTTGCAGTAAAGTTTAATGTTAGTGTAACTGTGTCGCCAACTGGAACAACTGTTTCAATACGTAATGCTGTTTCGGTATGTTGTATAACATCCCATGTTTGATTATCAGTTGCTACCCAAATATAATCATTTTTATTAATATCATTAATTGCAAATCCAGTGATACTATCTTTTGTAAGGACTGCACGACTAACGTCTTCGCCTGTTACATAACCTACAGTTTTAACATATTCATCGTTAGTGTACTTCGTAGGTATTTTGTTTGTATCGTAGTTACTTGGTTTTAAGAATACATCATAGTTTGGAATTCTGTAAATTAAATCTGTTGGAGCACTAGGTAATGTTTCAACTAATGAAATTGGTTGTGGAGATAAATTAAATTTAGATTCATCTATTTGCCATTCAATTTCTTCAAAATTATCTGTTGCACCGTATTGGCTATTCTTAACTGCCCATTCTTCATAAAAATCTACTGATTCTTTATCAGCACTAGCCAAAGCATCAAATAGTTTATCAATACTATTACGTGTTCCTTTGTCTGCTATAAATCCTTGATAAAATTTATACTGTGACACATCATCATTAATAATATTTTCTAGATATTGACGCTTTTGATAACCTATCAAATGCTGTGCCATTTTTTTTTTTTTTGTATCAAAGCTATATGAATATAAATCATAAAAGTCCGTAGACTGTGTAACTCTGTA